GTGATACCCTGAAAGGTATCTACCCTAAGACGTTCAAGTGGACTGGCTGGCACCCTAACTGTAGGTGCTACATGGTACCAGTGCTGGCAACCCAGGAGGAAATGGATGATATGGTGGATAAGATCCTCTCTGGTGAGGAGCCTGGCAGTCTGTCTGTGACATCCGAGAACACCGTTTCTGAGGCTCCTGAGGGCTTTAAGAGGTGGATAAAAGATCCTAAGACACAGGAGAGAATGGAAAAGGCTGAGGAGAAAGGAACTCTGCCATATTTCATCAAGGATAACAAACAGATCGTCAATAAAGCGATTCATGGTTTGTCACCAGAGGAGCAAAAGGCTCTTTCTTACGCTGATCTCCTGGTGGATCCTCTGGCTATTCTTAAAAAGTTTGATGCTGCTACCCTGGATCAGCTATACACTGCTGTGAAAAGCAAGCTGAATGATATGCTGAAAGGCACACTGGATTCACAGAAACACACCCTGGAGTTTGAAATCAACTGGGTAAAGCAACATAGGAAATACAACACCTGGCAGGAGGCAGCAGACGCTTACCAAAAAGCACTTGACAATGTAAACAGGCAGATTGAGATACGAAACGTGCGTAATTCAGCAAGCGGAATAGATCAGTTTGTCAGGGATCATCCAAAGTCAAAGAAAGTAAAGGCTCTCCAGGTGCAGATCCAGGAGGCTCTTACGAATGGTGACGTGGTGGCTGCAAAAAACCTGATCGCACAGGCTGATGATGCAATACTCCAGTACAATAAGGAGCAAGCAAAGAAGATTGCCAAACAGGGCATGAAAAGCAGTACTGATATTGAAAAGTACTGTGATGAGCACAGAACTTATGACAGCCCTGTAGTAGATACCAGATCTTTCAACGTGTTCCAGGATCGCTCTATTGGCGAGGAGAGTGATGCCTGGATAAACTCCAGCTATGAGGCAAAACGAGCTGTCAGAGGCTACACAAATGGCACTTATGATGATATAAACGAATCGTACTGGAAACACCACAAGAAACACCAGTATGGTGAGCTTATGGATGAGATCCTGGATAAGTGCTACCTGTCAGAAGATACAGTGCTCAGGCGTGGATGCTCATTCGCTGAAATGAGATCTATATTTGGTGATACATTTGGCAACCTCATAGATGCTATGGATATTGATGGGCTGAATGCTGTAGCTGGAGCCAGGGGCGTGAATGAGGGATTTATAAGCACATCCTGGGATATGGATGGTGGTTTCTGGAAAAGTGTGGATTTGCGGATCTTTGCACCAAAGGGCACTCAGGCTTTCTATGCTAAGCCTGTATCTGGCTTTGGTGATGGACTGGGTGCAGACTGGGATGGTAAGACAGCCAGTAAGACATTCAGAAAGGGTGCAGAGAATGAAACAATAGTACACCGTGGTTATGAATATCGCTTTGTGAAAGCAGAGAAATATGCTGGATCAAACGGATCAAAGATCACGATCTACATAGAATTGCTTACAAGAGATAAGAGGGTAGTGAAATGATCACCACCCTCTTATGCTATAGCTTGAAATACATTGCCATGAAATCTATATCTGTCCGTTCCATCTTTTTGAGCTTATCCCTGATAGCCAGCTTATAGACCTCCTCAGCCTTTTCCTCTTTTGACACCTGAGTTTTGCCTGTTTGCTCCTCCCACACCTCTCTCCACCAGGTGAATCTCTGGATCACTGAGTATTCTGCCTCCCATATCTGAAATTTCAGATACTCCTCAGCCCATTTCTCTTTTGGTACCTCTGTAGGCTTATAGGGGTTAGTGTCACCACCTTTGTAGAGCTTACAATGTGTCTTTGCCAGTTCAATAATGTTTGTTGCTGCCATATTCAATACTTTCTACTTAGTGAAACTTTTGCCAGATCCTGAGCTGATCAATCATCCGAGGATCCAGGTACGTTAAAACCTTATCAATAAACTCATGAGGGATGCCGAAACGAGCCTCTGCTATAGATCCTACAATGGCACCAATGGTATCACTGTCACCACCAACAGAAATTGCCTTTCGGATAGCATCTTCATAGCTGGTAGCGTGAGCCACTATTTTAAGGCAAAGAGGTACAGTACCCTGGCACGTCTCATCAAACCCTCCTTTTGGATAGTTTCTGCTGTCGAATTTAGGATAATACTGATCCATAGCATCAAAGAACGCTTGATTACCTAACCCCATCCTGAATACCCAGATGGCATGAGCAACTGCCACAGCTCCCTTGATGCCCTCTGGATGGTTGTGTGTCACAGATGCAGTCTTTATCGACCAGTCTATTACATCTTTCAGATCATCAAAAGCCCAGGCTACAGGGCTCACTCTCATTGCTGATCCATTGCCAAAGCTGTTGTATGGTAGCGGATCATTGGAGGCTATCCATCGTGCAAAGCTGCCACCATATCCACCCATCGGATGAGGATAGAGCCTACACCACTCCAGGAGCTTATCCTGAAAGCTCTCCAGAGACAGTATAGCATCAGCTATAGCCAGCGTACAGATCGTATCATCTGTGTAGCTATTCTGTGCTGTGAACAGCTCAAAGTTGTAATCCCTGGTGTTGTTAAACTCAAAACGTGATCCAATCACGTCACCAATAATTGCTCCAATCATCTTTTCTGCTTTTTAGTTATTACATTAGCACGTCTTATAGTGGCTTTCCTGGTTTTGTGCTCATCTTTCTTAGCCAGGCACTGCCAGAGCCATTCCTTACCAGCTCCGATCACCTCTTTGGGGATCTTATCATATATAGCTGCCACTGATCCAAAGTACCAGTTCTTTTTGCCCTGGTAGGGCTCATCCAGCAGCACGTGAATTACATTATTCTGTCTCATATCTGTGTTTACTAAACGCAAAATTACTAAATTATTTCCGAAATACCAAAGGTTTTGCAAAGAAAATGCAAAATTTACCAGGTTTATGCCTCAGTGGTAGCGTTTTCTTACGCAAAAGCTCCTGATCCTGTGCCAATATATGGGCTTGATCTTTGCCTTACAGGGCTTACCCTCCTTATGGTGGGTGTGCCAGCATTCACGGTTGTATTTCCTCAGATCCAGGATGTAATCCTCCACACTCTCCATCTTTATGTTTTCAAGCGCAAATGTAGGATCCTCCAGCTCAACAATGTAGCCCACTCTCACCTCATCCTCACTCGATTCAGCAAAGAACTCCTCCAGAGCATCTGTTATTTTCTCCAGAGGCAGTTTGCTTTCACAGGCTATGATCTCAGCAAAGAACTGGATCTTACCCCTGTGTACTGTCAGATATTTCCTTATAAGCATACGCAAAGCAATTAAGTTTTCCACGTTCCCAGGTACTGAAAGTAAGTCTGGGTAGCATTCACCTTATCAACCTCAAAGCCGTAACACTTATCCTGCCACTCTCCAGCTACAGAGATACCGAAAGTAGAGCCCATCGGATCATCCTTTCTCCTTACCAGCGTTTTCCTGATCTCAGAGTATGGTGTGTAGGATCCTTGGAACTGTTGCTTATATCGCTCTATATCCTCCAGGAGATCTGCCAGGTTATTCACAAACAGCATAGTTACACCTCCTTTCTATCAAAGCTATTGCAAGGCTTACACATCCTGGATTTAGCGTAATAAATCACCTGATCCTTAAACCTGGGATGTAGGATCTTCTTACGTTTCAGAAAGCATACAGTTGATTCTCTCCAGGCATTGATAGAGGTTTTGCCCTTTCCCCAGTGCTTACAATCCTTACATCTGGGATCATCCACACCCTGGATCTTATCCAGCTTAGCAGAAAAGGAGTTTATTGCCTTTCGCACCAGCAGCATATCATCCTCTTTCAGCCCAGGATCGTCTGTCATAACAACCTGGGTAGGTTGCTTATCCTCCATAACAACACACAGACGTAATACGGCTTTCATTGATCACCTCCTTTCTCTATGTGTTGATCGATCAATTCACCCAGCTTATCAACTTGCTCAGAAAGTTTGTCAGCTTTCCTTTTCCACCACCACCTGGTGAATATGGATTTTGTAAGAGACTTGTATTTTGCCTCCAGAAATTGACGTGCCAATTCACCATACCGATTAACCAGTACATTAGTCACAAACTTATTCAGATTCTCTGCCAGTGGAGCCATCGATCTGCCTAAATCGGCAAAAGCCTTTGCCAGATCATCAGCAGTTTCCTGGGATATACCAGTTATATCTCCAGCTGGTATAAGATCCTCATTGGTAAACATCCTCTGGTTCCTACACTGGAGTATGTACCGATCATCAGATCCGTTACGTTTCTCATCCAGACCTACAGTGTACCTGGAGCATTGTTTTCTGACTGGGCATTTGTCACCCCTACATAATGTTGCCATATTATTACTGATTTTGATTTAACTTTGTTTTCTTTCGTGTCTCAGCTCTGTGTGGAGCGTCATAGGCATTGTGACATTTCTGGCACAGTGCTCTCAGATTGGATGGATCACAGTGCTCTGGAGTATGATCCAGGTGAGCTATAGTAAGCACCACCCTAACCGTCTTACCCTGGGCATTCTGTCTGTAGGTATGATTGCGCACGCCACAGAACTCACAGCAGTTCCCAGCTCTCTCCAGGATTACAGCCCTGATCTCCTGCCAGTTCTTAGGGTACCTGGCTTTGTTTTCTGGTCTTATCGGCATTGTTTACCTCCTTTCTGCTTTCGATATAAACCACGGTGTAAAGTAATAGCAAAGGTTTAATTCTGCATTGACCATCAATAATATTCACACCGTTAAACATTTCCTGTAGAGTGTAGATAACATCACCGCTTACACAGTCATGCTTATCAATCCATACGGACGTAGTACCATCTTTCTCTATATAGAAAGAGATGTGCTTATCATCACGATCTTCATAGGCAACAGCCTTGAACTTTTCAATAACGGCTTTTGCAGCCTCTTGTTTTGTTACTTGTTTAATCATATCCATTCTTTTATGCTGTTTATATACGTTTGTGGTACATAGTAATTGAACTCACCACGCTCCAGGGCTTGTATTTCACTCTCCAGAGCGTTTATTTTGTTTTGCCTGTCCTGTGCTTCAAAGCCAAACAGATCATCCGCTGTAGGGCTTTCTATGAGCCTTTTCAGCCTGGATCTCTTAGCTCTCAATAGTGAGACTGTCTTTGCCTGGATGTATTCCTCTCCCTGTAGGAGCGTCTGGGCACAGATTACAAGCTCTACCTTTCTCCTGGGGTGTGCTACCTTGATCCGTGCTGCCAGGTACTCAAAGTACCACCTCCATTGCTCAACGATCCACATAGGCAGTTTGTTCCTGTAGTAAACAACCTCCTCAACGTGGCATTTGTCATACACCATGATCTTTATACAGATCTGGGGATCCTCTTTTATCTCTGCCATATTATAACAATCTGCTTAATAACATTGATCCCAGAAAATGGTTTGGAGCTGGCTCCCATAAGCCTGGGTACATATAACGTGCACACCCCCCCACTATACCTACAGATCTTTTAGACCTCTGAAACCGTGATATTACTCTATGTTCCAGATCACTCTGCCAGTATAGGCTCTTGATCTTTCTCTGCCATTCCTTAACGCTCTTTGGATCAGTCTGTAAACCCTCGCTTTTCAGGATTCTTATGAGCCTCTTTCTTTCACGTGCTTTTTTACTCATGCTTTTTTTACTTAGTAAATCCCAATTCTCTTTTACCCTCATTCACAGCCAGGTTAAACCGTGCCCAAAGATCCTCGCTCTTGAATATGATATGCAAGGTACCTTTCTTATAGCACCTGAAATTGAAGAAAGCACTCTCATGTAGGCTGGAATCACCTACCCTGACAAAGGAGATAGCCTTTTCCAGGCTCAGGTTGGTGTAATCCTCCGCTGTAGCCTCTCTGCCAAAGTTGTAGCCTCCCATCTGGCTCAGCTTTGCCTTACCTTGCTCTGATAGGATGTTTAGGCTGTCATAGGAGAGCCCAGAGAGGAAACACATCACCTTATCAATATCCCTGTACTCATTGTACTTATTCCAATCAGCCTTATAGTGGCTACTCCAGGCACAATCCACGAAATAAGGCAGAACGATCTTTTTGTTTGCCTTGAACTGGCTGTTTGTTTTCCATCCCTCAGTGAGCTCAGTGTTATCCTTATGAAACCTGGTGAACATATCATACACATCCACCACAGCCTTTTTCAGGATATTCTGGCTATTGAGGCATACAAACTGGATCAGCTTATATATATTCTCCCTGTTAAGCTCATAGGCTCCCTGAGCCTCGCAGAACTGATCAAACGTCTTTCTGAGGTTGGCTGTCATGTACTTATCCATACCCATGTTAGCAATGATCGCTTTCCAGGCTCTGGATTTGGCAGCATTCAGGAAAGCATTGTAAGCCGATTGCATATCATTGTCAGATCCTCGCATTTCTCTCATTTGCTCTCCTACCAGCTTGCTCACATCCTCAGTACCCATGAAAGCGGTAACATAGAAATCCAGCTTTTTACGTGCCTTGATGAACTCCACAGCAGCCTCCTTTGCCTTATCCCAGGCGTGTAGGTAATCTCCCAGCTTATCCACCACAGCGATCTCAGATCCAGAGGAAACAGCCTCTTTGAAATCAGGCACACCCTCTACCTTTGCACCATCCCCAAAGTCTATGTGCCAACGCTGATCCTCCACCTCTTTGTGCAGTCTCACCATAGCTACCTCCACGTTTGTCTGTCTGCTGGCACCTCTGAAACATTTACCCAGGTAATCCACAGATCCGTGCTCCTGGATGATCTGTGCCAGGAGCTTTCTCCTCTGGGTGTATGGGTTGCGGATCGTCTCAGCATTCAGGAGGCAGACCACATCACCAGTCCACAGTATATCCCAGGCGTGTAACAGGTGCTCATCACCATTGCTAAACGGTGGATTCATAACGATAAGATCAAAGGTGTGTGAGGGCTTGTAAGAGAGGAAATCATCAGCCAGGATCTTATAGCCTTTGCCCTGTAGTACCATCACCAGCTCTGGATTGATCTCACAGGCGTACAAATTAGCCTTAGGAGCCTTATAGCCGTAACTCTCTGCCAGGTAATCCAGGATGGAGCCAGTACCAGCACTGGGCTCCAGGATCTGCCTCTTACTTATTTCTTTCCTGTAGGGGGCGATCATCTGTGAGATCACCTCCCTGGGTGTTGGAAAATACTCTGTATCGAAAATATTGCTCATAGCTTAATATACTCTTTGGTTAGTTGGTATAACATTGAATTTCTTGTTTGCCAGAGAGGGGCGTTTCTCCAGTGCAAACTTTCTCAGATCTCTGTAATCGTATGTGGGTACCATCTTACCCTCAATGATCATCGGAAACGGTGTGCCTGTGTATCTGATCTGGCAGAAGAAAGTGCCATCACTCAGCATCACGTCTAACAGTAGTGCTTTCTGTGCCATGTTAAGCCTCCTTTCCTGGATAGATCTCTCTTACACTCTGGAGCGTGTCAGCATTCACCAGGGCAATACGCTTATAGTAACGCTTGCATCCCTCCTGGAAACCTCCACACCATTCCAATCCCTTACCATACTGTTTGATGGTGTTCTCTACCACCTTATCCAGCATCTTAGTGTAGGCTGGGAAACCAGCTCCGATCCTGATCTGATCATCAGTGTCCTGCTGGAGCACTCTCAGATTGACCATTTCAGGCATCTTTTCTCCTCTGAAAGTAGTAGTACAGTGATCTGGCATTTCATTGTACTGCCCACAGAACTCAATCTTAGATATAGAAAGCCCTAATTCAGCTGCCTCTTTAGCGATCTGTGCCATAGATGTTTCAGCATTAACAGCCCACTTTGCAATAGTATGGTATGGGCTGTTGTTTCTTAGCTGTAAAGTCTCAATTTCAAATTTGTAAAACATATCAGTGTTGCATTTGTTAGTATTTCTTTTCTATCTCAGTGTATCCGTAAAGCCTGGCTCTCATGTGTGCCATCCTCTCAGTCCTGGCTCTGTATCTGGGGTTTCTGGTTTCGCTGTCTATCCCTTTAAAGACCGTTTCACCAAACTCCTTAACTTTGTGTATCTCTATCTTAGCCATACTACTTGATATTTTTGGTATTGTGTACTCCCCTGGTATATCCCTTTTCGGTTCTCAGGGTGTCGTGGTACTTAGCCTGTCTCTCTGTCTCTGTAACCTGGGGTGAGGTGTTAAGAAACTCCGCCTCAATCCCCATGTCGGCATAAGCCTTTTTGATAGCATCCTTGATCAGTCCCATATTACTGCCTCCCTACATTCTTATTCCACATATCCACTGCCCAATCCAGCTGTTTCTGGTAGTGATCCCTCACGCTTTCAAAGAACTCAGAGGCTTTCACTGGGTGAAGATCCAGGAGATCACCTTTGCCGTTACCATTCCTATATCCTGTAAAGCAGTGATCCTGAGCCTCTTTCTCAGTGTCAAACACTATTGCGCTTACTGTCATAGGAAAGAAACAGCTGCCATCAAAGCCATTACCATCACCTACATAACAGTAATAGGTATCACCACCAAACCCAGCTACCACATAACCCTCAGAGGCTTTCAGCTCCTTTGCCTTAGCAATACCCTGTTTTGTTGCCTCTATAAACTCTCTCTGGGGCTTTGAATACTTAACCTGTGCCATAACTTGATCCTCCTTATTGTAAATTCTCTTTAATATACTCTCTATCAACATCCCACAGCGTCAAACCGCCATTCAACTTTCTCCTGATAACCTCTTTGTGACCTACCAGCTTAACAGTCCATTCGTGTATAGACTTGTCTGGGTATCTCTCTGAAATGTTCAGGAGGAAATCAACCAGCTTAGATCTTTCGTCTCTCATATCATCCAGCTTGTTTTTCAGGTTTTCAGCCTGTTTGAAATAGAGAGCAAGCAGCTTGCTCTCATGGTGCTTTTTGTAATCCTTGCAGAACTCATCCTTATCCATGTTACCTGCCTTTAGGTACATCAGTTCTACCTGTTTGTACTGATCCTCTGTAAGTTCAATACCTGTGCGATCAAAAAACTCTTTCTGTGTCATAATCTGAAATTTTAATTGGTGTTGCATTATTTTGGTGTGTTTGTCAAACACATTGCAAATGTACATACTATTTCTGAAATAACAAAGGAAATCATTAAGAAATTTACTTGGTGAATATATTTATAACTTTTTTTAACTAATTTACGTGGTAAATTTGTACTGTGTTCACCAAACACATACAGAAAAATTTTATTATATTTGCACCGATTTTAATTAAAATACAACTTAATATCTTATGAACAAAAAACTCTTTGACAAGGTGAAAAGTCTGTGCAAAGACACTGGACTTTCAGAGAAGTACCTTAAAGCGATAACCGAAAAGCTCGGTGGCAGCATTGAGGATGATTCTACTGATGAGGCAGCGCTTGAAGAGGCTGCAAATCTGATCAAATCCGTGGCTGATGAAAGCCAGGGTGAAGCTACCAGATGGGCACAAAAGCCTAAACCCGATCCCAAACCAGATCCTAAACCCGATCCAAAGCCAGATCCCAAGCCTGATCCCCAGGGTAATCCTGAGCTGAAAGCTATTCTGGATAAGTTGGATGCCCAGGAAAAGGAGCTGAAAGAACTTAAAGACAGCAAGGCTAAGGGTGAGCGTACCAAAGCTATCCAGAGTCTGATGGAAACTCACAAAATCCCCAAGTATCTCCGTGATACTCTGGCAAAGTCTATTGCTGAGGGTGACGATGCAGAGCAAGTCATTAAGGATTTCAAACAGGGACTGATCACAAGCGGACTGGAAACTGAGGAAATTGAGGGTAAAAAGGTGGCAAGCGAAAAGCAAGTTGATGAGGCTGCTGATAGCTTGCTGGAGTCGATAACAGCTAAATAACAAGCAAAATGGAACGTAAAAAAGATTCTTTCACTGGCTCACGCCCAGTCTTTACAGGATCTCCCAGCATTGTACCTGGTGGTTTCAATCTGGATGTGGAAAACCAGCATTTCAATAAGGGTGACATCATCCCTATTGGTACTGTTGCCACTTTCGATGAGCAGACCAGAAAGGTGCAGATCCTGAAAACCGCTGAGGTTGTGGACATTGATTCAGACGATGCAAAGATTGTGTCTCTGAAAGTTGCCGAGTTCTTTGCTCCTGTGTTCTGTATTGGCGATAAGGTTGCTAAGGCTGATGCCATTTCTGGCACCTACGCTACTGCTGCCCAGATCACCAATATCACAAAGACAAAGAGCACGTATGTAATCACCCTGGATAAGGCTATCACTGGTCTGGCTAAGGGTAACACTCTGGAGGAGGTTATCAAGGATGCCTCTGATAACGCTGCTGAAAGGTTTACTGGTAAGGCAGTCACCATCAAGGATGTGGAGGTTGAGGAGTTCGAGACCGCCATTGACGTATGCGCTGACACTATGCAATACGCTCTCCTGGAGAGGCGTGTGCAGAAGATCCCAGCCTCTCAGAAAGATGCCTCTGGCATGGCTCTGAAAGGCAATCCGCACGTAAAGCTGTCTCAGTCGTACTAAACCCTAAATAAGATAAAGAAATGATTTCAATTTTCAGAACTTTCAAGGGCTTGCACAAGAATGGTGCTCCCCTTGACCTCCTTGCCACATGGAGGAAAACTTTCGATAAAGCCTCTGAGCGTGAGGTGGCTCTGTTCCAGAAGATGTACTGTGACGAGTGGTTTGAATGGAACACTCCCCAGATGAGCCTGACAGCTGAGGCTATTGTTGGCAAATACAGGATCCGTTTCATGGCTACCCTGCTGGGTGATGAAAGCCCAACCCCTCTGAGACGTTCAGACGGATT